TGAACCAGACGGCTACACCTTAAAAACGTCAACCAAGCGCGTGCCGGCTAGCAGCATATTGCAGGTTGCATCGCTTGAACGCATGGGGCAGCTGCGCGGTGTATCAGAATTTGCAAGCGTCATTACCCGACTTGAAGATGTCAAGGATTACGAAGAGAGCGAGCGTATCGCCGCCAAAGTTGCAGCCTCACTCACAGCATACGTTAAACGCGGATCGCCTGATTTATATGCGGGTCCAGAGACAGACCCCGAAGGTAATCAGGTTACGCGCGATATTTCATTAAATCCAGGCACCATTATTGACAGCCTTGCGGTTGGTGAAGAAATCGGCCTGATTGATAGCAAGCGCCCAAATCCCAATGCGCTTACCTGGCGACAAGGCCAGCTGCGCGCAGTTGCCTCTGGTGTTGGTGCAAGTTACAGCACCATTGCTCGCGCTTATGACGGTACCTACTCAAGCCAGCGTCAAGAACTTGTTGAGCAGTGGATCAACTACGCGATTCTTACTGATGAATTTGTCGGCATGTTTGTGCAGCCGGTCTGGGATCAGTTTGTATTGGCCGCGCATCTATCAGGTGTTGTGCCTATGCCCAAAGGGATGACGATTGACCAGGCGAATGATTGTCTGTTTGTTGGCCAAAACATGCCGTGGATTGATCCGTTGAAAGAGGCTGCAGCCTGGAACAGTTTGGTGCGAGATGGCTTTGCAAGTGAAGTTGAAGTGATTCGCAAGCGCGGCCAAAACCCGCGCGATGTGATTGAACAAATCGCTAAGTTCAGGGAACAGGCTGCTGAGAAAAAACTGATCTTCACTTCTGATGCCAAGACAACATCCGGAAACGGTACCGCACAGGACATGCTCAAGTTTCAGTCTGCAAATATCTCAAATCCAGCCAATGAGTAATTAGTCCACTTTTCCCCTAAAAAGTGGAATTGATTATAGGCAAACTGCAATCGTTAACTGAACACTTAAATTTAAGTAAGGTTTAAAAGGACTTAACAAATGCCAGCTAAAAGCTTTTACAAAATTAGATCAAGCGTACAAAACAGCGCCGCTGAAATTTTAATCTACGGCCCTATCGGCAATAGCTGGTATGACGAAAGCGTCAGTGCAAAACAGTTTATTCAAGACATCAATGCGCTTGATGTTGAAAACATCACGATCCGTATCAACTCAATCGGCGGCAGCGTAGTGGACGGTATTGCGATTCATAACGCAATCAAGCGCCATAAGGCACAAGTAACCACAGTGAATGATGGCATTGCAGCAAGTATTGCCAGCCTGATCTTGATGGCAGGTGACACGGTGGAAATGGCCGAAAACGCACAGATCATGATTCATGCCCCTTGGACATACGCAGACGGCAACGCGGCTCAGCTGCGTGATGTTGCAGATATGTTGGATAGCTGGTCTGAAGCCATGTCGAGCAGCTACGCACAAAAATCAGGTAAATCGAAAGAAGACGTTCTAGCACTGTTGACCGATGGTAAAGATCATTGGTTTGGTGCTGAGGATTCACTTGCTGAGGGTTTTATTGACAGCATTACCGGTGGTTTGGCAATCGCGGCCTCTCTGGATCGTGATGCATTGTCAGCGCAAGTAAAACAATTTTTTGCAGTAAAACAACCTGTGGCAGCCGCCACAATTATTAAGGAGACTCAAATGCCTCAAGCAGAACCAGTGGCGGCAGCAGCACCAAATGCCCCAGTAAAATCAGAAGCTGATATCCGTGCTGAAGCTGTAGCACAGGAATCAGAACGCCGCAATTCAATTGCACAAGCGTTTTCAAAATTCACAGCTACACCTGGTGTGCCAGAGTTGTTGGCAGCTTGCCAGACTGATGTGGCTTGTACAGTGCAAATGGCAAACGACAAATTGCTAGCTAAGCTTGGTGAGAACAGTGCCCCGGCAGCTGGCGGTTATGCGGTAGTGATTGAAGATGTGCGTGATAAAACACGCGCTGGTATCACTCAGGCTGTAATGGCCCGCGCTGGTTTAGTTAAAGCCGAGGGTAACAACCAATACCGCGGCTACACATTGTATGAAATGGCGCGTGCATCTTTAGAGCAGTCTGGCTTCAAAACCAACGGTTTGGGCAAGATGGAATTGGTTGCAGCTGCATTTACGCACAGCACATCAGATTTCACTAATTTGCTGGCAAACATTGCTAACAAATCCATGATGAAGGGTTATGAAGAGGCTGAAGAAACATTCCAGCTTTGGACTAGCAAAGGCAATTTGCCGGACTTTAAATCAACAAAGCGTGTTGATTTGAATGCTTTCCCGTCTTTAGACAAAGTTGCTGAAGGCGCTGAGTATAAATATGCAACCGTGGGTGACCGTGGTGAAACTGTGCAATTGGCCACTTATGGCAAGTTATTCAGCATTACTCGCCAAGCCATCATCAATGATGATTTGGATTCATTCACGAAGATTCCACAACGCATGGGTCGTTCAGCGATTCGCACAGTTGGCGATTTGGTTTATGCGGTGCTTACCGGCGCACATAACATGTCTGACGGTAAAACATTGTTCCACGCTGATCACGCAAACATTGCCACTGCTGCAGCTTTGAGTACTGCGGCCGTTGATGCATTGCGCGTAAAAATGGCATTGCAAAAAGATGGTAATGCAACCCTGAATATTCGTTTGGCTAACTTGATTGTGCCGGTTGCGCTTGAGGGCTTGGCTAAAACAGTGCGCGACTCTGAATTTGAGATCAGCGCTACTCGTGATGCAACAACACCAAACAGTGTGCGCGGCACGTTTGAAGTGATCAGCGATGCACGCTTGGATACTGCAAGCTCTACAGCTTACTACGGTGCAGCTAATGCATCTGTCACTGACACCGTTGAGGTTCAATACCTGGATGGTAACGAGGCGCCAACACTTGAGCAGCAAAATGGCTGGAGTGTTGATGGTGTTGATTTGAAGGTGCGTATGGATGCCGGTGTTAAAGCTATTTCATGGAAAGCCCTTGCTAAAAACGCAGGCGCTTAATCAGTAGTTTAGCTAAATAAGCCTGCTTAGCAGCGGGCTTATTTTAAACAGAATATTTTAGGAGAACGTTATGACAACCAAAGCAATTCAACCTGGCAAGGTGATTGACTATACAGCCGGTGCCGATATCACGAGCGGTTCAGTTGTAAAAATCGGCCAGATTCTTGGTATTGCACTCACTGATATTGCCAATGGTGCAACCGGTGCAGTTCAGATTGATGGTGTATTTGAAGTGCCGAAAGTCACCGGTGCCGTATTTGCGCAAGGTGAGTCTTTAACCTGGGATGTATCAGCAGGCAAGTTTGATGACAACCTTGCAGTGCCTGCATCTGGTGATATTACAGGCGCGGCTGCTGTTGCTTTCAAGGCTGGTGCAAACAATGAAACGACTGCCTGGGTGAAATTTACAGGCGTGCCAGGCACATTGACTGCTTAATGTTTGCCGCACTGAAAAGCCGGGTTAATGCAGCGGTAATGGCTAAGTTAGCTGATGCCGTTGCAACGATCGGCGCCGTTGAAATAGATGTGATGTTCGATAACGAGTATGAAGTTGCGGATTCTGGTTTTTCTGGATTCGCAGCCTTCAGCCCGGCAATTCATTGTAGTGAATCTGATGTGAGTTCTGTGATTGTTGGGACGGCTGTTTCTGTTGAAGGCACTGCTTATGAGGTTGCAGACATTCAACCTGATGGCGATGGCGGTATTACTTTGGTACTTAAAAAATAATGAATACCCGTGCTGAATCTATCACAGAGGCAATCAAGGTTTTACTGCAGGGATCACCTTCTCTGGCAAACGGTAATGTGTGGCGCTCAAGATTGCGGCCAATACCGGCAGGCTCAAGCCTGGCAATTGTAGTCAGGCAGGGCAGGGATCTGAGAATTAATGAGTCTACAACGATCGGCAATTACTCAAGGCAAGCCGTAGTCATGGTTGAAGTATATGCACGTGGGGATGTTCCAGATCAGTTGGCTGATCCGCTTGTTAAATCTGTAGTTAGCCGCGTAATGGCTGACACCAGCCTTGAAGGTTTGTGCGACGACATTCTGGTGGGTAATAAAGAGCTGGATTGGTCAGCTAGAGATACAGACCTGGTTGCGATCGATCTTGAATTTATTGTGAGTTACCAATTGCCAGTGGATGAACTGTAAAGGATTTTAGGAATGGCTAAAGACATAAAACAAATACCAGAACAAGAGCAGGATCCGCAAGCTGGCGGTTCTTATATTCGCAATGAGGATGGCAGCCTGGTTAAAAACGAAGCTGACTCACAAAAAACAACGCCGGCAGAAGCTCCTGCAGCGCCAACATCAAAGGACTAGATCATGGCTAATCGTCTGATTCGTAAAACCGCAATCTTGCTCAAAAATGAAACTGTGTATGGCACTGATCCGGTACCAACTGGCGCAGCAAATGCCATGCTGGTTTCAAATTTAAGTATTAATCCTTTAAATGCTCAGAACGTTGATCGTGACCTGGTGAGAAATTACTTCGGTGCTAGTGAGCAATTGGTTGGTACCGGTTACGTTGAAATGGGTTTTGATGTAGAGATACAGGCCTCAGGTACTTTAGGTACGCCACCTGCATGGGGTGCCGCATTGCGCGCCTGTGGATTTGCTGAAGCGATCACCGCTGCTACTCGCGTTGACTATACGCTGGTAACTGATTCATTGGAGAGTACAGCGATATACTGGTATGACGACGGTGTATTGCATAAAGGCTTAGGCGGTCATGGTAGTGTTGAGATTGCTGCTGGAGTAGGTGAGCGCCCCGTATTTAAATTCAAATATCTCCTGCTTGATGGCGGTATCAGTGCGGTAGCTAATCCAGCGCTAACATTAAGTGCATGGAAGCAGCCAAAAGTAGTGAGCGATGCCAATACCGGCGACCTTACCTTTGGCGGTACTTATGCAGCTGGTGCGATCACGGGTGGTACTGCATGGCCTTCACGCGGTTTAAATTTAAATGTATCCAATGCTGTTAACTTCACGCCATTGCTTGGCGGTGAAACTATTGATATTACACAGCGCGAAATCACCGGATCTATGCAGCTTGATCTAACA